CTGCTTGAGGGTGTTTTCTCTGTTGTCTACAATATGACCAACCCCTTTGTTAAAGATCGTGTTTTAGCTGTAAACTCAGCATTCCATAGAGGCGTGCTATTTGTTAATAGTCGGAAGTGTCCAGCTACAGCAGATAACCTAGAACAGCAGGTGTATGACAAGAACGGCGAGCCTGACAAGAAGGGCGGCAAAGATCACCAGAACGATGCCACTGGATACCCGATAGCTTACGAGATGCCGATAGTGAAACCATGTATAGCCACTAATATTAGGATGAATTACTAATGACAGACCAAGCGCTGATTTTTGACCAGCACCCACAATATGCGGCGGCGCTGCGAGTCTGGGAACTAAACAAAGCAGCTTCAACGCCAATGGCGGTTAAGGATGCTACCACCAAATACTTGCCACTTGCTGCAAATCACGAGAGTGATAAAGACCCTCGCTATCAGGCTTATTTATCGAGGGCTGTTTATTACGGTTTCACTCAGGAGACTATCAGTGGATTGTTGGGCCTAGCCTTTCGTCAGGGTGTGACAGTCGATACAGATAACGCGACCGATTACATTAATAAGAATATTGACGGCGATGGAATAGGTATAGAACAGCAGTCTAAGGCTGCAATGACAGGCCTTATTAAATACGGCCGCGCTGGTCTGTTTGTAGACTTTCCACCTACTGATGGCGAAGTAAGCAAGGCAGAGCAGGAGCGACTGGCATTATCCGCGACTGTTAATCTATATGACGCTTTTTCTATTGTTGATTGGTCGTCAACTCATATCGGCAGCGCTTCTATATTGTCGCGGGTTGTACTATGCGAGAGCAAATATAAAACAACCAGCGCAGGCGCGACAGAAGAGGTGTTAGTAAAAAGAACCTTGGCGCTTGATGAGGAAGGCTATTACTTTGTTACGGAAGAGTCAGACGATAACGATGATGATAGGGTTTATCAGCCTACAAACTCAGCAGGCAAGCGCTTGAACTATATCCCATTCTATTTTCTAGGTGCTACCAATAACGACACGCACGTTGACGACGCGCCAATATATCCAATTGCTGATTTAAATATTGCTCACTACAGAAACAGTGCTGATTATGAAACGTCGTCATTCTTAGTGTCACAGCCTCAGCCGTGGGCTACTGGATTAACCCAGTCTTGGGTTGATGCGAATATGGGTGACTTCTTGATGGGTGCTGGTTTGCTTTCATTGCCACAGGGCGCGGCTTTTGGAATAGAGCAGACGCAGCCTAACATGGTATCAATGGAGGCGATGAACCATAAGCAGCAGGCCATGATACAGATGGGCGCGAAGCTGATTAGCTCAAACGCTAGTTTTAACACGGCTTCAGAGGCGATTATTGCCAGCGCCTCAGAAAATAGTCGCCTGCAAACACTGATTGATAATGTTGTTATGGCTTATGAGAAAGCTATGGGTGCGCTATCTGACTTTAACGGCTCAACGGCTCCAGTGTTTACAATCGACACTGATTTAAGCGCGGTAATGGCAGACCCTCAGCTTGCAATTGCTGTCACTGATAGTTGGATGAAAGGATTGATACCGGCAAAGGATGCGCGAGACTATCAACGGTCTGTTGGATTGATAAATCGCACAGAAGAAGAAATAGAGGATGATTTAGCAGATACTATTTCGCCACTGGAATCAACCGATGTCTAATGAAATGCTTGATGCCTTTACGCGGCATCAGATATTTGTGCAGAGATACGCGACAGGGCAGGCGAAAAAGTTTGACGCCTACCTTCGGAGGGCTGATAAGGTTATCAGGGATGTATTAAGCGCTCAGGATGACGTTATAAGCAGCCGCAAAGCGTTAGCATCTGTTATTGCTGATATTACTGCGGGTGTAGGCAAGAATGGCGTCTATGGCGATTACGTTGAGCTGTTAGAGGCTGATTTATCCGAGTTTGCAGGTGAAGAGATTGGTTTTACTGTTAAGACTCTGGAGAGTGGAACTACTGCGGCTGTGTTAGCCCCAGAAGCGGCTGCAGTTGTTGCGGCTACTTATCGCGTCCCGTTAGGATTGCCAGGTGCTATGCCGCCATTGCTTGATGGATTTATTAAGCAGCTAACGACCACAGAGGTTAGGCGCATTAACAACGTGATTACTTCGGGCTTCTCCGAGGGTTGGACAGCAATGGAGATGACGCGGCAAATCAGAGGCACTAGAGCCAACAGGTTTAACGATGGCATCCTAGCGACAACTCAGCGCAACGCCTACGCAATAGCGCGAACCGCTGTTAATCATGTGGCAACTCAGGCGCGTGAAGCTAGCTATAGTGATAACTCTGACATATTAGACGGCGTGGAATGGTCTAGCACGTTAGACTACCGCACCTCTGACCCCTGCCGATTCTATGACGGCAAAGTATTTCCAACTAACGAGGGGCCAAGACCGCCGGCTCACATTGGTTGCAGGTCGGCAACACTTCCAGTCGTTAAGCCCAGCCTATCTATATTCGCAGGCAATGAAGAGCGCGCCTCTATTGGTGCCTATGGCCCGAAAGTTGTTACATCAAGCAAGTATTACACTTGGTTAAAAACTCAGCCAGCGGCGTTTCAGGATGATGTGCTAGGCATGGCGAAAGGTAAGTTATTCCGCAATGCTGGGTTAAGCCCTGACGAGTTTAGAAAGCTAACAAGCAACAATTTTGGCAAGCCTTTGACACTAAAAGAAATTAAAGCAAAAGACACTAAGGCGTGGGCTAATGCCAACCTTGATTAATAGTGTATAATGTGATTGGTTGTATTATTATGTAAATAACAGGGCAGCGCCCTATAAACTCCAGCGGAGATAGCATGACAGAAGAAGCGAAAGAAGCGCCAGACTACGCAGCTCAACTTGCGGCCATGCAAGAGAGCATTGATAAATTGAGTGCGAAAAATCAGGAGTTGCTAGGCGAGAAGAAAACAGCAGCGGCAAACGCAGCGGCGGCAGAAGAGGCCAAGGCGTTAGCGGTTGAGGAAGCGGCGCGAAAGTCGGGTGATGTTGCTGCACTTGATAAAAGCTGGCAGGAGAAGTTTGATGCTCTGCAAGCCGAGACTAGCGCGACAATCAAAGAGCGAGACAATCAGATCGGCGGCTTAACATCGGGAGCACAATCATTGCAGGTTGCGGCTGAGTTAGCTGTAGAAGGTTCGAGCGAAGTGTTAAACACACTGATTAAGTCTCGATTTAAAACAGAATATACAGAGGGAAAGCCGGTAACGGTTATTCTCGATAAGAACGGCGACAGATCAGCGATGACAGTGGCCGAGCTTAAAAACGAATTAGCCAACGATGCGGCCCTTGCGCCATTAATCAGCGGCTCAAAAGCATCTGGCTCCGGCGGAGCTGGTAATAAATCGAGTGGCAGCGCTACTTCGACAGGCAATAATACACTCTCAGGAGTTGTCGAAGGTTTCGACGCCCTACCAATTAGATAAAAGGAAATAAAGTTATGGCACTTTCAGATATGGCTGTGTTTAATCAGTATTTTATGCCAGCAATCGCAGAAACTTACGCTCAGATGATCGAGAAGTTTAACGCGGCATCGGCTGGAACTCTTCAACTATCAAGTGAGGGTTTTGACGGTGATTACCGCCAAGAGTCTTTCTATAAAGAGATTTTTAGCGCTGGTCGTCGTGTTGACCGCAATGCTGCTAACAGTTCTCAGGCTGCGACGCCTTTACTGCAAGCGCAGATGAATACCGTCAAAGTGGCTGGTGGTTTTGGCCCGGTATTGTTTGAGCCTGGTCAGATGACTTGGTTACGCAAACCGACTCAAGAGGGTATTACCATTGCCTCTAATCAGTTTGCTCAATCACTGATGGCTGACCAACTTAATACGCTGATCGCTTCCTTGGTTGCTGCTATTGGTAACAACACCGCTATGGTCAATGATGTATCAGGCGGCGGCTTGCTAACTCAGTCAGCGCTTAATAATACACACGCTAAATTTGGTGATATGTCGCAGATGCTGACCGGTCAGATTATGTCCGGATCTGCCTATCACGATCTAATCGGTGAAGCGCTTGATAACGGCTCTCGCTTGTTTAGTTCCGACACTGTGACTGTTGTGGATATTCTGGGCAAAGCGGTTATTGTTACTGACGCCCCAGCGTTGACCACTGCGGGTACTCCAAATGTGCATAGTGTGCTGAGCTTGGCTGCTGGTGCTGGTGTTGTTTCTGATGGTTCCGATGTTATTACTAACATTGACACAACCAACGGTAAAAAGCGCATCGAGACAACTATGCAAGCCGATTACACTTTCGGCGTGGGCTTGAAGGGCTACAGCTGGGATATTGCTAACGGCGGTTCCTCGCCTGATGATGCAGCTCTAGCCACAGGCACAAACTGGGATAAAGTGGTTGCTAGCAACAAGCATACTGCTGGTGTTCTAACCATTGCTGATGCGAGCGCGTAATGCGTCCGGTCTGGTTGGTGGGGTTTCCCACAAGTCAGTACAATGAGGACGTGAAGGCGGTCGCTTCGGCGGCTGGCCTTCGTATTGTTGATGCAAAGTTTAAGGCCAATTTTAGTGAGTCAGACTTAGCGAGTAATCCGCCAAGCCTTACTAAAATCGGAGAGAAGAAGAAACGCAAGCCTCGCAAAAAGGCTGCAAAGGTTTCTGATTCTGAGTAATATTAGGGGCTTCGGCCCCTTTCTTATTTATAAATTTGGTGCGTTATGAGTTTCTTTTCTAATACATGGATAAATGGCGCATCAAAGCAGCAAGTTGTGCTAAGGGCGGGTGGCGGCACACCTCCCCCGTTAGATGAGCGTTACTTTACCGAGTTAGATGGTCAATCTAAGTATTGGCGTAGAATTGAGCCAGATTACGGGCAGACCACCACTGCAACAATAGAATGCTTGTTTTATGGCGGTAGTAGTTCAGGCTTGCAGTATTTGGTAGGCAGGCATTCTAGCGATAGTTTCTATTTAGCATTAAACGGTAGTGATGTATTTTACGGTAACGGCTCTAGCGCACTTCAAGGGGCCACAGCAGTAACCCTGACGAAAATCAATCATGCAAAGCTCACAGCAGACGGTACAAATGTTACTTTCTATGTGAATGGTGTTCAGGTTGCTCAGACAGCCCAAACTTGGACAGGCTTGCTTGATGATGTTGGCTTCGGCGTTAGGGGCGAGTTGCAACAAGACTTCTATGGCGGCATCTTAGTTTCCGCAAGGGTAGCAACTGACACAGTTGATAACGTCTACCCGCTAGATAAAAACCTGCCTTATGAGTTGGCTGATGGGACAGCTCTTGGGCCTGAGTTGTGGACATTAAGCCCTAGCTTCCCTGTAGATGAGACAGTTGG